CGCCCGAAAACTCCGGAGATTCCCAGCTTGGCGGCGATGCCGACAACGATCAGGCCGAGCAACACCTGCATGATTGCCCAGAAACTTTTCTTGGCCATGTCGACCTTGATATCGCGCCAGAATGCTTCCTCGGCCCGGCTGGCGTCAATCTGCGCCTGATGTCCGGCACGGTGCTCGGAAGGACTTGACGGGAAAGCGTCTTTCGAAAACGCATCGATCAGCTCCTTCACCGCAGCCATTTCCCGCTTTTCGTGCTCGCGCAGTTGATCGTCGAAGTATTCGCGGATGTCATCGGAAACCGCGCGGCGCTCCGGACCGTTGTAATTGCTCATTCCTGCCTTCCGTGCCTATGAAAGTCATTGTGTGTCGTCGGGAACGCGCAAGGCGGCCCTGATCCGGTCCTCTTGCCGCCGTGCCTCGACAATTTCGCGCGGGGTCATCTTGATGCCATGCTCGCGCAGGAACTGCACACGCGCCTGGTATGCGCGCTGATGATGACGCTGGATCGCTTTGAGCTGCGGGGTCATGGCATAGGGATGTCGGGTAGTTCGGCGATGAGGTCTTCCGCTAACGGGATGCCGCGCTTCCCGGATTCGACGTCGGCCAACACCTCGTAACATTTGGCCCAGACCAGCGAACGCCAGGCGCGCAGGGCCTCGCCTTCCGCCTGGAAGCGCGGAACGGCCGCTTCGTCGGCGTAGGTGACGGCGGTGAAGATGCTGTCGTAACCTGCCGCCTGTGCGCGGGTGTCGAGGTGCGCCTGCACGGCGGCGGAGAGCGCCGCGTGTATTTGCTCCGGCGTTGGCGGAAGCGGGGCGACGAGTACCGGACAGCCTTCGCTATCGGTGGCGATGCGCAATCCTGCGGATTGCCCGGCGAGCAAGGCGGCGTGTTCTTCGTCGGTGATTTCGACGGCATCGGCAGGGATGGCGTCGCCGTGAATTTCTGCGTCGTAGAACCCGTTGGTTAATTTTGCGTAAAACATGGTCATGGCTTTTCCTTATTTTCCGAAAGCAACGAAGAATCCGGAGTTTCCTCCTCCCGTTCCGCGCCACACAATCTGAGAGAGGCCGTGGAAACCACCGCAGAAGTATCCGATCGACCCTGAATCAAATGTATAACCTTCGGAAATGATCACGGCGTAACCTGCGTTTGGAAATGTCAGCGGCAGCGTCTGAAACATATCGATGCCCGCCGTACAGTTGGCGGTTGCTCCCCACTGCACGATTAAACCCCCTGGTAGTTTCTGATAGCCGTTCTGCGCCAGCGACTTCGCCATTTCGGGCCGGCTCGCCAGGGCGTTCGGCAAGGCCTGCAGCAATTGCGTGATGTCGGATTGTGACGGCGTCAGGCCGGCAGCAGCGATCACGCCACGCAATTCTTCCGTGACCATGTGAAACCAGTACGCTCCCGGCTTGGTGGCGGGCGTGCCGCCGCCAGGATTGCCGGCGGTGGCGTAACCGATTGAAGGGCTGCCGGGAGCACTTGGAGGGCTGGCAGAGCTTCCGGATGCAAATGCGCGATCCATGAGTTTCTCCTTTTTTTACGTGTAGCTGAAGATCGGCACGGTGTGCGCCGGTTTGAAAGCGTTGATCAGGCATTCGAGCGCGGCGTTGCTCCATGCCGCCAGCGCATCGTCGACGGTGTCGGTGACGTGCAGCTCAAAAACGGTGTTGAGCGCGGCATTGATCTGCCAGGCGAAGCGCCAGGCACCTCCGTAGATCAAGGCCTCGACATCGTCCTCGACATCGTGCGGGTCGAATTCGGTGATCGTGATCGTGTAGCCGAGCGTTGCCGCCAGCGCGATGAAGTAGGCCGGGGTCTGGCCGCCTATCGTGGTCAGACGTGCGGTCAGCGCGGCCTGGCGCTGCGGCGTGTTCTGCACGACGCCGGCGATCAGGGAACAGAGATCGGGAAGCCCGGCGACGCGCTCCCAGTCGGCCAGCAGTTCGGCGGTAACGCGCGGGTCGGCCTCTTCCAGCAGGTTCAGCGCACGGGCGTCGAGGCGCGCGAGCTCGAGCGACAGGCCGTCCAGCAACCGGGTCAACGGCGCATCGTCGTCGCGTTGCCAGGCCGGGCCGAAGGGCAGCAGCGCCTGCGCCTGGCGCAGGTAGTCGGTGGCGCTTACAGCCATGTGATCGTTCCCAGCGTCGTCATGTTGCCGGCGGTGTTGGTCACGTCGGCACTCGGCGCGCTCATCGTGTAGTTATCTTCACCGGCGGCGGCGCTGATCGCTGCGCGGATGTGCGACAGATAAATCGTGCCGCCCGGCTTGGACTCGCGGGCGATCAGGTCGCTCAGCTCGGCCTGCACGGCAGCCTTGACGGCGGCGGTGTTGGGAGCGACGGCGATGCTGAAGGCCAGCGGCACGGCAGTTGGGGCGACAACGGTGACGGCGGCGGTGACCGGGCGCAGGGCGTCGATGTAGGCCTGCACCGCGGCGACCTCGCCGGCATCCGGGATCAGGCTGGCATCATCGTCGCGCACGAAGCGCACGGTGACGGTGCCCTCGCCGAGCTCCAGCGGAAAACACCAGGCGCGGGTGACGCCGGGCACTTCGAGCGCCCAGGTAACGTAGTCGTGCGCGTCGCCACCGTGGGGCGGCTGCTGAATGCGGTCGATCAGGCGGGCGCGCAGATCGTCGTCGCTTTCGAGATCGGCGCCACCGGTCAGGGCGCCGGCCGTGGCGCTGCTCTGCACGCCGACGATCGGCGAGGTCAGCGTCAGGGTCTGGCCGGTGGTCCGGTTGCCAGCGGCGGCGGCGACCAGCGCGGCCACGGACGCGGTGGCGGTTGGCACGGTGACGGTGGCATCGGCGGTTGTCTGGTATTGCACGCCGTCGAGCGCCTGCAGCAGCGTGCCGGACGGGATCACGGCGCCGCTGGAAACCGCGAAGGTAACGCTGCCGGTGGCGGTGGACGCCGGCTTGCGGGTGACGCCCCAGATCGACGCCCAGCGGGCGAGGAATTCCGCTTCGGCGGTATCGTAGATGATCTGGTTCGCCAGGTAGTCGACATAGCCGTAAAGGCCGTGCGCGAGGCCGGAGAGGACGCGGGCGTAGACGTCGGCATCGGCGCGGCGCAGGATGTCGTCGGCGGAAAGGCGCGAAACGAGGTCGGCGCGGGTGCGCGTGACGATTTCGGAAAGGGTCGGGCGGCTATACATTCAGGAACTCCCAGACGTCGGAAAAGCGGATGGCGAGCGGCGCGCCGCCGGAAGCCCGGTAAATGCGGCAGGCCAGCCCCAGCGTGGTCAGGCCGATGCGCTCGGATTCGACGACCACGCGGGAGGCAACGCCGTCCTCGACCAGCCAGGCGAGCGCCTCCTCGGCGTATTCTTTCGCCCTGGCGACGGTCCCGGCGGTCAGCTTGGCGCGCGACAGCAGCCACAGCCGGGAGCCGATGCGGTCGTTCGGGATCTCCGGCACGCTGTCGCCCCACCAGCCCATGCGCAGATCGCCGGGAAGGTCGTCGTCGGGGCGAGCGCGGCGCCAGGTGAACAGGCTGATGATGACGGCGCGCACCAGCGGCTCGCTGGAATCGAGTCCGAGCGTCACCAGCTTGCCGTCTATGGTGACGGTCAGCGGTTGGTCGTTGATCATGGGTTACGGCCCTTCCGGCGGGTTGATCGACAGCGTCGAACTGGTGACCGTGGCGCCGGTCTGCCAGGTCTTGTGTTGCCAGGTGGTGCCGGACACCCATGTCCAGCGCTCGCCGAAGCCATGGACATCCCACGAATAGCTGTGGCTGGCGTGCAGTTCGATGTCGGCGGCGTCGATGCGCACCTTCTGCGCGCTCTGAATAACGATGCCGGTGCGCGTGATATGGACCTTCTGGCCCTGGTCGTCGTGCAGCGCGACCTCGCCCTCGGCGAGTGCCGTCAGGCGATAGCGGCGGTCGGCGACGACGAAGACCACGCCGTGCGAGCGGTCGCCGTCGAAGAAAGCGGCCAGCACTTCGGCGCCGGACTTCGGGCGCGCGGTGTAGCCGTAGGGTTCGAAATGCTCGACGTCGTCCTTCTTTTCTCCGGCGAGCAGACCGACCTGCAGGGTCTGCATCTTCCTCGCTGCGTTGCTGGCGGTGACGCTGCCGCGCGCCAGCAGGTTGCCGACGCGGCGGGCGAGCGGGGCGAGCAGTTTTCCGAGATCGCCGGTCATCGCTTCACATCGCTCCATTCGGCGCCGCCGCCATATTGCTGTTTTGCGGTCTTGAGCTTGCCGGCCTTGCTGCGGTAGCCGTCCGGCGGGCCGACCTTGATTTCG